AAGGCCGACGACCCGCGCTCGCGGATAATCGGTAGCGCCGAGGACACCACAACCAATCAACCCGACAAGGCCCGCAATAACGTGGGTTTAGTCAAAACCAAAGGAGTTAGTTATGCCCGTATCACAAATTCCGCAATACTTCACGACGGAGTTCTCCAGCAACTGGGAGCATCTGCTTCAGCAGAAACTTTCCAAGCTGCGCGAATACGTTTCCGTCGAGACAGTCCGCGGCAAGGAGAAATCCTACAATCAAATGGGCGCAGTGGAGATGCAACGCATCACCAGCCGCGCAGCCGACACCAACATCAGCGATGTGGCCTTGGCCAAACGCTGGCTTCGCCCCTATCCGTTTGAACACGCCACGTTGTTCGACGAGTGGGACAGCGAGTATCTGGGCGAGGTCAGCCTTCCCCAGAGCGAGACGGTTGCGAATCACGCCGCCGCCTATGCCCGCACCGCCGACAAGGTGATCATCGATGCCGCCCTTGGCAACGCCTACACCGGAGAGACTGGCGTCACCGCGACCGCTTTGCCCGCTGGGCAGAAGATCGCCGTGGACTACGTCGAAACCGGATCGACGGCCAACAGTGGCCTCACCATCGCCAAGCTGCGTCAAGCGGCGTTCCTGCTCACCAACGCTGAAGTTGATGACAGTGACCCGCGCATCATGGTCGTTTCCGCCAAGCAGATCCAAGATTTGCTTCGCACGACCGAGGTGACCAGCGGCGACTTCAACACCGTTCGCGCCTTGGTCAATGGCGAGATCAACACGTTCATGGGATTCACCTTCCGCCGTGTTGCTTCCGGCCTCCTGCCCTACGCGAGTGGAACCGGCGTCCGCACCTGCTTCGCCTACGTCAAGTCCGGCCTCAAGCTGGCCGACGCTGGCCGCAAAGTGCATGTCGATATCCGTGCCGACAAGAGCCACGCCTTGCAGATCCGCACTGTCGCCTCTTTGGGCGCAACGCGCATGCAGGAAGCCAAAGTCGTCGAAGTCCCGTGTGACGAAGTCCTCTAACAACTAACCAAGGAGAACAACTAACATGGCTACCTTCTACACCGACATCGCTCCGAGCGATCTAACCCTCAACGTCCGCAACCGCGTCAGCGCCGACCTCTCCCACGGAGACGTCCGCTACGCGGAAGCGACCTACACCTGCACCGGCACCGAAGCGGCCACAGGCGACAACATCGAAGTTGCCGTTCTGCCCGTGGGCGCAACGCCGTTGCCGGAACTCTGGCGCGTCTCCAACGAGGCGAGCATGGGCGGTTCCGTTATCGCCATCCCCACCATTGGGGACGCCTCTGACGCCGACCGCTACAGTGCGACAAGCATCAGTGTCAACAGCAGCACCGCGGGTTCCGCGGCGGTTACACCCGCCGTGGCGACCAGCGTGTTGCCCCGTCACGTTGTGACCGAGGCCACCCAGCGTGTGGTCGCCGCGATCACCCGCACCAATGCGGTGACCGCAGGGAAGAAAATCAGCTTCCTCATCGCTTACAAACTGTAAGTCCCGACTGATTAACGCGCTGGCAGGCCGCGAATAAACGCCTGCCACCTTTTTCTAACTTTCATGGCCGACGAAACATCCATCTGCAACTTGGCTTTGGCCAAGCTGGGCATCAGCCCGATCATGGCGCTAACCGACGACAGTAAGCAGGCCCAATTTTGCAATCGTTTCTACGCCCAGACCCGCGACGAAGTCCTGCAAGGGCATCGCTGGAACTTCGCCATGCGCCGCGCCGCGTTGAACCAACTGGCCACCGCCCCGCAGAGCGAGTGGACGAGCGCCTACCAGTTGCCGGTCGATTGCCTGCGCGTCGTCCAACTCAACGGCTACGAACCCAACGAAAGGCTGGGGGAGTTCAGCGTTGAGGCCGACCAGCTTCTGACCAACGCCGAGGAGGCCAACATCCGGTATGTCGCCCGCGTAGAGGACGGATCGTTCTACCACCCGCTCTTTGTTCATGCGCTGGCCACCATGCTGGCCTCGCGTCTGGCAGGCCCGCTGACCGGCAGTCGCAACATGCCGCAGGAGTTGCTGCAAGAATACGAAGCCATCACCGGCCCCAAGGCCCGCATGGCCGACGCCTTTGAGGAGCGTCTGCGCCGCAAGATGCCGTGGACGAACAGCGACCTTGTCGCGGCCCGCTACACCAAGTTTCCGTCCAGCCAATAGGCCATGCCCAATCTGCTCGTTACCGCGTTCAACGGAGGCGAATTGTCGCCCTACATGGACGCCCGCACCGACGTCGCCAAATACCGCAGTGGGTGCCGCCGCTTGGAAAACATGGTCGTCCTGCCCTACGGAGGCGTCTACCGGCGCAGCGGCACCGAATACTTGGGCGAGGCCAAGCTCTCCAACCGGCGCTGCCGCTTGATCCCCTTTAATTTTTCCACAACCACCCGCTTTGTCTTGGAGTTTGGCCACCTCTACTTGCGCGTCTGGGGCAACAACTCGCAAGTGCTTTCCGGCGGCTCGCCCTTGGAAATCGTCACGCCCTACACCGAGGACGATCTGCGCGAAATCCAATACGCGCAGTTGAACGACATCATGTATCTCGCCCACGGGAGCCACGCCCCGCGCAAGTTGTCCCGCGTAAGCGACACCAACTGGACGCTGGACACCGTGGCTTTTGATTACCCACCCGTGCGCGACATGAACACCACCGCGGTCACCATCGCGGCCAGTGCGTCAAGCGGCACCACCACGCTGACCGCCAGCGCCGCGACCTTTGTCGCTGGGCATGTCGGCAGTCAATGGGCTGTGCAGTGGCCCAGCACCAGCGGCTCTCTTTCCGAGGCCATTGACTCCAATAAGACTTCGACCGGCACGCTCGACATCCAAGGCGACTGGACGATCACCACCGTTGGCACATGGATTGGCACCGTCCGCATCCTTCGCATCCCGCAAAAAGAAATGGACGCCAACGGCGGGGCTGGATTCACCGCCTACGAAGTGGTGCGCGAGTTTAATTCCTTGGGAACGGCGCGGAACTTCACCGCGACCGGCACCGAAACCGAGCGCGTCGGACTGAAGCTGCAAATCCTTAACTATTCCTCCAACACCAACGCCCGCGTTTTTCTGGAGTCCACCGACTTCAACAGCGGCGGCACCTTAACCATCAACAGCGTGGCCAGCGGCACCAGCGCGGGGGCGACAGTCAACAAGTGGCTGGGATCGGTCATCACCGGAACCACCCAGTGGAGCGAGGCGGCTTTTTCCGCCTTCCGCGGCTACCCGCGCACCGTCACCTTCCACGAACAGCGCCTGTGCTTCGGCGGCACCAGCAGCCAACCCAACACCGTATGGTGCAGCAAGGTGGATGACTTTGAAAACTTCCAACTGGGCAGCAAAGAAGACGACGGGCTGTCCTTCACCATTGCCAGCAACGAGGGCAACCGCATCAACTGGATCTTTTCGCAAAAGCAGTTGATCGTCGGCACCTCCGGCGACGAGTGGACGGTGGGCGGGGCCAGCGACAGTGAACCTTTTTCCTCCATTAATATCAGCGCCCGAAGGCAAGCCAGCTACGGATCGAAGTATATGCGGGCCGTCCTGCTCAACGACGTCTTGCTTTTTGTCCAGCGCCGCGGGCGCAAAGTGCGCGAACTGGTTTACAAGTTTGAACAGGACGGGTGGGTCGCGCCGGATTTGACCGTTTTGGCCGAGCATGTCACCCAAGGTGAACTGGTTGAACTGGCCTTCCAGCAGCAGCCGGATGCCGTCCTGTGGGCCGTCCGCGGCGACGGCGTTCTGGTGGGCATGAGCTACGAGCGCGACCAAGAGGTTGTTGCGTGGCATAGGCATACGACCGACGGGCAGTTTGAGTCCGCGGCCACCGTCTACGGGCTGGGCGGCGACGACGACGAGGTCTGGTTTGCGGTCAAGCGCACGATCAACGGCCAGACCAAACGCTTCATCGAACGCTTCAAGCCCGACTTCCGCACCAGCTTTGACGCCGAGGACAAAGAAAACTGGTGGTATCTGGACTGCGCCGCCCGCTACGAGGGCGCACCGGCCCAAGTCATCACCGGACTGGGCTACCTTGAAGGCAAGACAGTGGGCGTCTTGGCCGACGGCGCGGCGCAACTCAACGCCGTTGTCTCCGGCGGCGAAATCACCTTGGCCAAAGCGGCCAGCAAGGTGCTGGTGGGCCTGCCCTTTACCAGCCTGCTCCAGCCCATGAAGCTGGACTACGACATGCAGGACGGGCCGACCCGCGGGCGCAAGAAGCGGATCAACCGCGTGGAAGTGTCTCTTTTCAAGTCCTTGGGCGGGCAGGCCAGCACCGACGGCTCCGAATGGCTCTGGATGTATCCCCGCGAATTTGACGACGCGATGGATGCCAGCCCGCCGCCCTTTTCCGGTGAAACCGAGGTTGTCTTGGCGGGCAACTATTCGGAGGACGCCGACATCTACCTCCGGCAAACCTTGCCCTACCCGCTGACCGTCCGCGCCCTTGTCGCAAAGCTCGACGCCTTCGGGGATTGACATTAGTGTGATTTGACTAAACCCATGAGCCAAGCCGCCATCCAACTCCGCATGTTCGATCCCGCGCAAGACTATGACATGGTCTGCGCGTGGTGGACGGGCCACGGATGGAATCCGGTGCCGCAAGCCTTTTTGCCCAAGCTGGGCGTCATTGCCTGCTGGGCCGAGGGCGACAAGACCGAAGACACCGCCGCGGCATGGCTCTACATGGACAACTCGTCGCCGGTCTGCTGGCTGGAATACATGGTCAGCAATCCCAAGGCCAACGCGGGCCGCGCCGTCAAAGCCCTCCGTCACTTGGATTCGTTTTTGACCGGCGAGGCCAAGGCCACCGGCTACCACGCCATGATGACCACATGCAGGCAGGATTCGCTGGTCAAGTTCCACCAGAAAAACGGGTTTACCAAGACCGACGAGGACGTCACCCACCTCGTCAAAATTTTGAACTGATATGGCCGGAGTCACCGCAACCGTTTTGGCCGGAGTCGCCATCGCCACCACGGCGGTCAGCGCGGGCATGCAATTTTACGGCCAGCAGCAGCAAGCTGCCGCGGCGCAGCGCATGTCGGACTACAACTACCAGATCGCCCAGCAGCAGGCCCAGATTCAAGTCCAAGCCGCGCAATACCAAGCCGA